GAACTAAAAGCAGGCTATCCCGTTGCTGTTGGCATCCTGCACAAAGGTCATGTCTCCAATCCCGTTGGTGGTGGCCACTGGATGCTCCTGATTGGTGATGACGGAGAGCACGGTATCTTCCACGATCCATACGGTGAGATGGATAACGTCAACGGTGGCTACGTCAAAGTCGGCTCTGGTGGTAAGAGTATCAAATACACCTGGCGTAACTGGTTAAAGCGTTGGGAAGTTGAAGGTCCAGGTACTGGTTGGTTCATGACCTTCCGTCCTGTCCAACAGACACGTCCCCTCACCACCTACGACAACACCTGGGCTGGTGTTAAAGCTGCTGCAACTGCTGCAGGCTCCAAGCATCCCTCCGTAGTGGCTGCTCAGTGGGCCTTGGAGAGCGGCTACGGCAAACACACCTCTGGTAAAAACAATTACTTCGGCATCAAAGGAACCGAAGGTCAAGGCACACTAAAACGTACCACTGAGTTTGTCGGTGGTATGGAGATCAAAACAGACGCTTGGTTCAAAGACTACCCATCACTCTTTGAATGCGTCCAAGATCTCGTCAATAAGTGGTACAGAGACTACAAGAATTACAAAGGTGTCAACCGTGCATCCTCTGCTGAGGAGTGTGCCCGACTTCTTGTCGTTGAAAAATATGCCACTGATCCCGCTTATGCGGACAAATTAATACGTATCTTGCGGGAACATGATTGAAGCAGCCGTATCTGGCACTATTGCCGTCTTCACCGCAGTCGTAGCACTGCATTCACGTATGCATAACCGAATTTCTGATGTAGACAAGCGCATTGATCAGGTCGAATTGCGTATTGCTGAGAAATACGTGCAACGTGAAGAACTATCCTCAGCACTTCAGAAGATGGAGGATCACATGATCCGCATCGAGAATAAGCTGGACCAAATTGTTTTGAGAAATGGCTAAGAAAGTAAAGGCCACTGAAGATACTTTCAACGAACTCCATAACCTTGTCACTGCAGAACTCATCAGTCGCATTAAATCTGGTGAGGCATCTACTGCAGACCTTAAAGCAGCCTGTGACTGGCTTGCAAAGAATGACATTACTGGAGTTGCAATGGAAGGTTCCCCTCTTGATCAACTTGTCAACATCCTACCCAAGGTTGATCCTGAATTAGTTCGGAGTCGAATGAATGGCACGCGACTGGAAAAAAGAGTATAAAGCCCGTGCTGAATATCTAAAGTCATACCGTCGTGAGCATCGCAAAGAGGATGCTGCACGCGCACGAGCACGTCGATCAATGGGTGACATTCCTAGTGGTTATGAAGTCGACCATAAAGATAGCAACCCAATGAATAACTCACGTGAGAACCTGAAGATCGTTCCACGTAAAGCTAACCGTGCAAAGGGAGCACGTAAGACGAACGCTAAACGGTAATGACTCCCCTTCTTCCCTCGCCTGATCACTATCTCCAAAACCTAATAACCATGACAAGCCCTGAAGCAAAGCGGCTCTGGCGTAAAGCCATCAAAGAGCACTTCAATTGTCAATGTGTTTACTGCGGAGAAACTTATGACGCTAATGAACTCACTCTTGATCATGTTCGACCTAAAGCATTTGGAGGCTCTGACCTTACATCCAATCTTGTGCCCAGTTGTAGATCGTGTAATCAGGCAAAGGGAAGTCAAAACTGGCTCCAATGGATGAGAGCCACCTTCGGTGAAAACCCCAACAAAGAACAGCTTATTCTCTCTTGGATTAATTAATTATGGCAACTCCTACCTCTTCTTCTAATCGTAGCAAGCGTAAGGCAACTAAGCCGGTAACTACTGACAAAGGCCGTAATAATCGGGCAAAAGTCTCTACCGCTAAACCCACCAGCAGTGATACTCGTGCGAAAAACTCTAGTGCTCGTGTCACTAACGCTAGTCAACGTGTGTCCTCTGGATCTGCAAAGGTAAGTGGCACTTCTAAGCCTGCTCTGCCGGCACGGAGTTCTGCATCCGACCTTCAGCGTCTCCAGACTGCATCAAAAACGAAGCCTACTCGTCCAGCTCCACGATCTATTCCAAAGCCTCAAGGCAAACCTGCCTTACCCCCAGGGCAAAAAGGTGGTGCTCTTGTCTCCACTGGTACTCGCCAATCCCGCGCTGAGGCAAAGGCTAAGGCTGCAGCTCAAGGTTCGACTGGACCTAACCGTGTTGGACGTTCTGATGCCCGCCCTGCACTTCCTCAAGGGCGTCAAGGTGGCCCACTTGCTAAGGGGACTCCAGGTGGTGCAATGACTCGGGCTGCAGGTGCTGCCGGTAACGCTGCAGCCACGGCTGCTGGTCTTGGTGGCCGCATGCTTGGCGCTTTTGGTACAGCACTAGCTATTCCCGCTGCCATCAAGAACATTGCTGATGTAGCTGAGCGCAACCGTCAATGGGACGCTTACAAGGAGCGTATGGGTATGAATAAGCCCACACCCAGCACCAAGCCGTCCTCCACCACCGCTGGGCGTCGTACTGGTACTAACAACCGCACTGCCAACCTTTCAGTACCTACTAGCCCTGCTGGCACTCGTGCTGGTGCTGCTGCAGGCACACGTACTCGTTCTCGTACCACAACTCAACCTACTGCTGGAAAGGATTGGCGTTCTCGGGTTAGCAATTCTGATGTGAATGCTCTGCGTCAAGGTCAGAATGATGCCATTCGCAGCTACGGTAATAAGCCTGCTGCTCCGAAGCCCGCTAAACCCGCTCCTACCCAATCCGGGGGTGGTTCCACTCAATCTCGGAGTGGTGGTGGTGGAACGTCTCGTCCCATGCCGCGTTCTTCTGGTCCTACCTCCAACGCAGGTATGAAGAACCAGGATCCCAAGTTCCGTGGCAACGTTTTTGAAAAGACCTTCGGGTATAAGCCTGGTCAAGCCCCTGACCAACAGAAGTCTCGCTTCAAGAGCGTAGACAACAAGTTCGGTCAAGACTCCGGCTATGAACCCAACACCAAGGTTGACGGCAGCAAGTATGCCGACAAAAAACCTGACATGAAGAAGGTCAAAGATTACGACCGTCTTCGTCGTAAGTACTACGACTGATTCATAACACTCTCTGAGAGGCCCCCAGTGCTCGCTAGAGCGACCTAGAAGCCCCTGGAAGGCCTCTCTTTTTCTATTTAGGTACAATCTACCGTGAACGATATACTTGAGGCTTTACGGGGCGATTTCAAGCTGTTTCTGCAAGCACTGTGGCAGCAGCTTGATCTTCCTTCTCCAACACGAGCACAATACGCCATCGCAGATTATCTGCAGTTGGGACCAAAACGACTACAGATTCAAGCCTTTCGTGGTGTCGGTAAAAGCTGGATTACTGGTGCCTTTGTGTTGTGGACACTCTTTAATAACCCAGAAAAGAAGATCATGATCATCTCCGCTTCAAAGGAGCGTGCAGATAACATGTCCATCTTCCTTCAGAAACTGATCATTGAAACCCCGTGGCTAAGTCATCTAAGACCGAAGTCGGATGATGCCCGGTGGTCTCGCATCTCCTTCGATGTTAACTGCTCTCCTCACCAAGCACCATCCGTCAAATCCGTAGGAATTACAGGTCAGCTAACAGGTAGCCGTGCAGACCTGATGATTCTTGATGACATCGAAGTTCCTGGTAACTCGATGACTGAGATGATGCGAGAGAAGCTCCTCCAGTTGTGTACTGAAGCTGAATCTATCCTTACTCCTAAAAAGGATAGTAGGATCATGTACCTAGGCACTCCTCAGACTACCTTCACCATTTACCGCAAACTAGCGGAACGTAACTACCGACCCTTTGTTTGGCCAGCTCGGTATCCACGTAAGGACAAGCTCAGTCAATACGAGAACCTACTAGCCCCGCAGATTGTCGAAGATATCGAGATGGGTGCTGAGGAGTGGTCTCCAACTGACCCTGACCGTTTCCAATCGGATGACCTGCTGGAGCGGGAAGCAGCCATGGGTCGCAGCAACTTCATGTTGCAGTTCATGCTGGATACCACCCTTAGTGACGCTGAGAAGTTCCCACTCAAGTTCAGCGATCTCATTGTTACCTCTGTTAACCCCAAACAAGCACCCGATGCTGTGGTGTGGTGTTCTGATCCACGCAACGTCCTCAAAGATCTCCCCACCGTAGGACTGCCTGGTGATTACTTCTATTCACCTATGCAACTTCAGGGTGACTGGAGTGACTACACCGAGACCATCTGCTCCGTAGACCCATCAGGTCGTGGTAGTGACGAAACCGCTGCAACCTATATCTATATCTCTCAAAAGAATGGCTTTCTCTACGTTCACGAAGTACGAGCGTATCGCGACGGTTATAGCGACAATACACTTCTTGACATCCTTCGTGGGTGTAAGCGGTACAATGTTTCTAAACTCCTTATCGAAACCAACTTCGGTGACGGTATCGTCGCAGAACTGTTCAAAAAACACCTTCAACAAACCAAGCAACCCATAGACGTAGAAGAAGTCAGGGCCAATGTCCGCAAAGAAGACCGGATCATTGATGCTCTAGAACCCGTCATGAACCAACACCGTCTCATCGTTGATCGAGGGGTGGTGGAATGGGACTACAGCTCCAATAAAGACGCAGCACCAGAAGAACGACTCCTGTACATGCTCTTCTACCAGATGAGTCGGATGTGCCGTGAGAAGGGTGCCGTCAAACACGATGACCGTCTGGACTCCTTAGCTCAGGGTGTCAAATACTTCACTGATGCCATGTCCATCAGCGCCTACGCGGCCGTCAAAGCCCGTAGACAGGAAGACTGGCAAGCCTTGCTTGAGACATTCTTGGATGACCCTCAGAGCGCCACAGATCACCTCGTCTTTGGGATGAGTCTGGAGCAACGAAAAGCTGCTAGAGGGGGTGGTAAACGGGGGGCTGTTCCCACTTGGATCCCAAAATAAGACGCCTGTCATAGCAAGACCTCTGACCGATGGCGGACTTAAACAGGGGGAAGG